GAATTTGTCTTGTTTGAACAGATTCCTCTATAATAGTCTTAATCTGTTCGTCTGTCAAGCCATTTAACCAAGACCATCGTTTATCCTTCGGATCCCACTCAAAAGCAAAGGATCCATCAGAGTTTTGTATGATGTTTAAACCAGATTCGTGTAATTGTTTATTATCCATTTATCTACTTAATAATTGTTGTGTTTCTTCAAACCAAAGATAATCCAAAGAAGAATTATTTAGAGTATTCAATGCATCTGTTGGAGTTTCCACTAAAGGTTCTCCAGCTAGATTAAAACTAGTATTCAAAAGAATTCCATGCCCAGATAATTTTTTAAATTCTTGTAAAAGTTGGTACAAATAACCATTTTGTTTAGAAACTGTTTGAATTCTGCATGTATTATCGACATGAGTTATTCCAGATAATATTTTAACATACTCTTGTCTTATTGGAAAACATATAGTCATAAATGGACTTGATTTAATTCTACCCATATCAAAGTAAATACTTGCATCTTCTTCCAACACTACACAAGCAAAAGGCCTATACCACTCTCTTTTTTTGATTTGGTTTACAATATCTTTTGCATTTAAATTTAGTACATTGAAAAATATCGAACGATTTCCCAATGATCTCTGACCAGCCTCGGCAAGACCCCTGTAAATCGCAATAGATTTATCTTGATTTAATAGAGTACTAATTTCTTTTATTGAAGTAGTTATGCCTTTGTGTGCAGTCACATTATAATGCAATCCATGGAAGAAAGTTGTTTTAATTGGATTGGGAACTTTTCCAGTCAATTCAACATAGGAATTCATTGCGGCACCAATACTCACACCATTATCATTACATATTGGTTCAAAATAAAATTCCACATCAGGAAATCTCTGCAAATAATAATAGTTTGAAACGATATTCATACCATAACCACCAGAAATACAGACTTTTTTAATTCCCGTCTTTTCAACAAAATCTTCTATTAAATTTCCAATTACTTTTTGGGTTTGTTGTTGGACTTCATAACAAAAATCAGCATGTAATTGGTAATTATTTCGTTCTACTTTTTTTATGGGTTTTATATCGGGTTTTTGTTGTAAGAATAAATTTTCAAACAATTTATTTGAAGACCCATAAGATGAAAGACCCATTGCCTTTCCGCAATCATCTGGAGTATTTCCAATCAAAACTGAAGCTATATCATATAGTCCACCAACTCCCACTTTACCCCAAGGTAGATCAAATGACGAAAATGATTCTACAACCTTTTTGTAAATCAAGTTACTTCTTTCTCTATTAAATGTAAAAACACTCTCTACTTCTACTAAATTATCTTTTATTTCTGATCCAGATCCATCAGCTACGATTACCAAACTTTCATCAAATTGACTATTGTAAAAAGCAATGGAGGCATGATTTAGATGATGATCCTGTTGCAACACTAATTTGACATTTGAGTTATACTTTTTACATTCTTCAAAAATTATTGTTATAAACTTATCTCCCTGTGGGGGTTTAAAATTAGATACACAAATTACATCCAACTTTTCATTTAATTGACTGGAAATAGTATTGATTATCTTTAATATTACTTTTTTATCATAGTCATATTTTTTTCTTGTTAGTCTTTCTATTAAAAAATATTTTTCAATATTACCATTTTTAAAAAGACATATCGAAGAATTATGTCCCAAATGAACACTCAGTATTAACATTGTTCCAAAAATTTGTTTATATCAGATACTTTTACTTTTATGGTCATTTTATGGTCATTTGGTTTACCATAAGTAAAAAAATCTTCCAGTGAAAATTTATGATGATGATTTTTCCACCAATCTTGAATTAGTTTACTGCTAATTATATCTATTGGATACATTTTATTATTATTAATACAATTATCACCACTCAAATTTGTATTCAAATTAAATAGAGGAACAGAATAAGTGACACCAATATCGAACAAATTTGCATCATGCGCTATTTCTAGTTTACTATGTTTATTGTGAAAAGAGTTGTCTCTAAAAGTTAATCTATATTTTCCGTCACGGTACATTAAATCTTTAACTTTTTTTGCATATGATCTATTGATTAGATATGCTGCACCAGACCCAGATAAAACTGTTCTTTTATGTAGAAACATTGGGATAGATAATCCCTCCGAAGAGTATGCTCTACAAAAATAAAGTTGAACACATTCCCAATTTTCTGGTAAATTGTTTTGAAAATAAGTCCAATCAAAATTCCAATACTTTATATTAGCTAATGATAGATCATCTTCCATCATTATGCATGTTTCAGACGGATGAGTATCGTACCAATTAATAATGGTTTCGATATTATTCAATGCAACAGACATTACAGATAAAGATTCTAAAATTTCTTTCTCTATAACAAAATTTTTCCATTCATCATACTTTGAAACATGATACTTGGAAGCATTAACTCTATGATAATTTTTAATTCCCCAATGATTAAATTGGGATTCCATTGATTCTCTTCTATCAGTCCTATGTTCTAGATTGATATAATATATTGGAGGAAGACCTTTAAGTTTATTTTCTAAGTCCATTACTCTCGTTCAAGATCTAGTGTAACACAATGAAAACACCCACCCAATGTTCTCGCGTGTCTCATAGGAAGCATTGCACACTCTATACCATATTTTTCTAACTCCTTTCTGGTTGGTTCTTGATGTTCTTCCAATGCAACTAAATTTGGACTTACACTGAAAAGATTTACATTAATCCATGCTGAAGAATTATTATAATTTCCGTAATATCCAATGTCGATCGGTTCTGGACACCATACAATATCCCAATTATTGAATGGTTCAGGAAGAACGTCTTTATCCTTAATTCTACTTGGATTTGCAAGAAGTAAACCTTCTCTCAAAAATGCAACTGTACTATCAATATGAACATAACTGTAAACATTTTGAAGAAGATGGACTTTTGCACGATCTCTAAGCATTTGTTGAAGAAGATTAGCTCCTGCAAGATTTCCACTATTACATACTAAGTACAAGATATCATCATTTGCGCGAATAGTGTTTGCAGCGTCAAATGCAGGAGTAACTTCAGTAAGTGCAAGAATATCTTTATTTCCTACGCAATCTTCATTATAAAGATCTTTTTGGTGTTTGCATGGAACAATAATAGTACTATCCAAAGAATTAATTAAAGATTTCCATGAATCTTTTCTACACTCCAATGGCATTGGAGTTGCAACAGTCAGATCTTTATGAGTAAAAATTACATCTCTTGGGCAAAAATTGTAATACTCTGTTGGGGTTCTTTCCGGTCTTACAACTTCTACACCTTCTCCCAATAGAAACTCAACAAAAGTTTCCAAATCTTCGTTGGCTTCGTCTATAACCTGTTGAGGATACAATCCAACAGGAACATCTGAAACATCTTCTTTATCTGCATAGTTAATTGTGCGAACACTTAGATCAACTTCAGGAACTGTTGCATAGTCCGCAACTCCGACTATGACTTTTTTCAGTTTGTCCCACTCATTTTGACTTTTCATTTAATAACGCCTGTAATTTGAATTGCATATCGATCTTTCATACTAAAATTATAAAACGCATGTATATCATCGTAATTCCAATAAAAACAATCCCCCGACTTCCATGTACAATGTGCAACATCTTTAATTTGCAAAATTTGTCCCGGTGAACTATCCTCCAACATAACCATGCATCGTATTACTTTACTAGAATCGACATCATTTATTTCTATGTACTTACCGTAAAGATCAGTATGAAGAGGTAAATATTGCCCAGGTTTAAAGTAATTAACTGCAGCAGCTACTTTATCCAAAAAACCAAAATGTGGAATGATGTACTCATCGACACACTTTGGCATAGGATTGGGTAACTGATACTTATAAATGGAAAGTTTTTCTTTATTGTGACCAGAACTTAAATATCTATCTACCAACTCTTCGTCTTTATGAGTAGACAGAATATAATCTAGATTATAAAAATCTTTAACTTCCCAATTAGGTTTTATATAATTGATCATTTAAATACTGACATTTGGGTTAAATCTGGGTAATCCCTGTGGCTCCATTTTTTACCGGGAATTTTTTTCCGCTCATTTAGTAATTCAATTCCGATTTTGGCCACCTCGGGAGTCATGTAGTAATGATACCCTATAGTAGTTATATCCTGTTCGGCCCATGGACGACTGAGATCACGACCATCGTAAGACATTTTTTTAAGTGTATCATAATCTTCCTTGTTTTGCAACAAGATTGCACCACCTCTTCCAAGATTTAGGTGTTTCTTAAACTGAAAACTCAAACACATAAATGTATCAGGAATATATGTATTCTCTCCCCAAAGAACAGCAGCATCAATAATATTTGTGGGTCCTAAGTAATAATAATCATACCATTCTTCTTCTCTCCAACTCCAATCTAACCTAAGTTTCATACAAGTCATTGGAACTGAAACATAGGTTCTTTTTGGAATCGTAATATAATCTTCTTGAGTATGTCTCAAGCAAAGTTCTAGAGCATGAGTACACGAATCAGTGGCTACTGCATATGGAGCTCCAAAAAACTCTGCAATCTGGGATTCAAACTCAGAAACGTATTCAAACATTTTCAAACTCTCTTGGTACAATTATTCTATCATTTGGTTTACCATAGGTAAAGAATTCTTCCAAAGTATATTCATCTCTAAGTTCTGTCCACCATTTTTGATATGCTTTATAAGAAAATTCTAGATCAGTTCTTTCTTTTTTTCTATCAATATTCTGTGCCCAACTACCAAGATTTTGATTTACGGAAAATAATGGCATACAATAAGTTTTTCCATTGTGGCCAAGAAAATAATCGGTTGTAAAATTTGGCATACCCAATCCACCATTCCATGTGGTATTAACTACAGACCATTTATAATTACCGATTCTCTGAGAAAGATCGAATTTACCATCTTTATAATGAAGACTTATGATTTTTTCTGCATATCTTCTATTAATCAGAGATGCACCTGTATCATGTCCAGATAAAATTGGATGTAAGAAACAAGGTACAAGTTTCTCATTTTCAAAACTCATCTGAATGCAGTCCCAATCATATGGGATATTGTTCATCAAATATTCCCAATCAAAGTGCCAGTGTTCAATAAAACTAAGGTCATAATCATCCTCCATAATGATAACATATGAATCATTAGTAGTTTCTAGCCAATTTTTAATATTAACGAGGTGAGCAACAGTTATGGAAAGTTCTGCAATGTGCCAATTTTTTCTTTTATATCCCTCCGGAAATGGATTTAAAATAACCAAGTCTTTCCAGTAATCTTCGTATGTTGAAAGTTGATACTTAGATCCAGATACTACTGTATAATCCTTAATTCCCCAATAATCATATTGAGTCTCAGCATATTGTCTTTTATCTGGTCTTTCGTCAATTGTTGCAAGAATAATTGGTGGAAGACCTTTTAACTTATCCTTTAAATTCATGATTAACTTCCATAATTAATTCTTTTCTTTTAATAGAATCCAAATAAAAAATATCATCTAGAGTGTAGTGTTTAGATTTATTTTTCCACCAATCCAATACTAAAATATCACTGTTTTTAGACATGTGATTTATTTTTCCGTTCCTATATCCATCACTTATAAAATTATAATTGGTAGTAAAAATTGGAATCGAATATGTAACTCCTACTTGATATAAAACAAAGTCTACAGATTGATAGTGGTATTCTGGCCAATTTTTACTGTATCCATAGTTTGAATACAATTTAAATTGATTGTTTGCGTAATGAAGATTGATTAGTTTTTGTGCGTATGATCTGTTAATAAGTATACAACCAGTAGAATGATTATTTCGAGTCCACTTAGACAAGTTCATTCTAACAAATTTTTCTCCAATAATATGAAGTTGAACACACTCCCAATTGCAGGGTAACCTATTAACAAAAGTTTCCCAATCAAAATTCCAATATTTAACTGGATCTAAACAAAAATCGTCCTCGATTACTAAACAAGTTTCAGAAACATTTGAGTCATACCAATCAATTATACCATGAATTCTATCAACTAAAGTAGCAAGAAACCACACTTGCGTTCTAAGTTTGTCAATAACCACTTTAGATTTCCATTCTTCATAATTTTCAACAGAATATCTTGAAGAATTTACTCTATGATAATCTGTGATTCCATACTGTTGAAATTGATTCTCAAGATATTCTCTGCGGTCTGTTCTATGATTTAAGTTGAAGTAATATATCGGAGGCAATCCATCCAATTTAGAGTGAATTATCATTCGTATTTTAAATATTCCATCATTTCATAATCATTTTGTTTTCCATAAGAAAAGAAATCTTCCAAAGAAAAATTATCTCTTTTATTCTGCCACCAATCATAATAAATGTCTCTACAAAGAAAATGATGTTTTTTAGGAACTTTATCTAAATATGGATTTTGAGTTATCAAAGGCAATTGATATGTCACCCCCAAAGAACAAACGAATCCATCTAGTGAGACAACTCGATATCCAGTATTAAAAGGATACATTCCATATTTACGAACCAACATATATTTTCCTTTAACATAATGCAAATTAATTAATTTCTGAGCAAAATGTCTATTGATTAGAATTGGTCCGTAAAAACTTATACGTTCATCTTTAGGTTTGGGGTGAAGAAAAAATGGAATATATTTTGTAGATTCAAATCCCAATTGAATACAGTCCCAGTCATAAGGAATATTTTTCATTAAATATTCCCAATCAAAGTGCCAATATTCAATTAAATTTAAATCATAGTCGTCTTCAAATAAAATTAAATATTTTTCATCTGTTGTTTCCAACCAGTGTCTAATTATTTCAAATGTAGAAAGGGTTATTGAAGCCATTAATCTTTGCTTCTCTTTATTGATCATTTCAGGAAAATGTAAAACATTTTTCCAGTCATCATAATTTTCTACAAGATAATTTGATCCGGAGAATCTTTTTACATTATTGAGATTCCATTTTTCAAATTGTCTTTCCATGTACTTTCTTCTATCCAATTCGGAATCTAAATTTAGATAGTAAATACTTGGAATTCCTTTAAGTTTATTAGACATACCATGTGATAATTGAATACCTAGTTCCAGAAGTTACCGGCATTATTTCATGAGGGTACATAAAATTGGAAGGGAACATTATAATAGATCCTTTTGGTCCTTTTATTATAATTTCTCTATCAAAAAATGAAAACTCACCACCTTCATAGTCATCATTCAAAAGAAAAGAACAACTTACTGATCTCTGTTGGTTTTTAAATGAATCAGTGTGTTGAACATAAAATTGACCTTCCTTATATCTCAATAAGTCATATCCAGTATCAATTTCCGAGGCAACTTCAGGAAACATTTGTCTATATTCATTTATAGCGTTTGAAGCACAAACATAAAAATCTTCATCTATTTTTTTTCTGATATCAAAATTCTCTTGAAGTACTATGTTATCAGAAATATTAATGATATCACAATTTCTAATTTGATTTTCAATATCACCATTTCCTACGCTACTCGGAGTCCAAAAGCTACATTCACGATACTCTTTTAAAATTCTATCACATAGTTCTTCCGGAACAACATTATTCAATGTAAAAATATAATCATCCAAAGATTTTTTACTCTTGAATGAAGTCACTTTTGTTTCAGTTTTTACTTCATCGACAACTGACTCCTTTTTAGTGGGTTCTTCAACAATATGTCCTTCGGTATTTGGTTTATTTTGTTCGTTTACTTTATCGAAATATGCATAAGAACAATCTCCACGGCTCTTCACATAATGCAAAAAGACTTGAGTATAATATTCACCACTATAACTTTCTCTCCAATGTGGAGCAGTTCTTCCCAGGTATATCATAGCATCACCTGGATTTAAATCTACAGAACGTTGTTCCCCAGATGGAGTTTCAATCCATATGGGCCAAGTAGAATCTCCATGCAAATGTAACGTTACTGATATTTCACAAGCATCTCTATCAGTATGACGTAACAATTCACTTCCATTTTTATATACTCTGGCATAAGTATATGTCGGTAAAACTGTTTCTCCAATTGCAGAAGAAATTTCTGGAGTTTTTTCGCAGAGTAATTCTAAAAATGAAACATAATTGTACTTAGAAAATGAATTTGGAGCTTGTTCATCTCCACACAGATCATTTTCTTTACAATGGGTTAAAAATTCAAATGAAAGATTTGATGATCTTTCTTTTGAAATAAAATTAGGCAAAACAATATAATTGTTTTCAATCAAAGTTTTTTTCATCTGTTATGGACAATAATGTAAGTTTAAATTTCTTTTAAAAGTTCTTCAATATCGTAGAATAGATCATCATCATCTTCTTCCACTTCTTCTGAAGCCGGAATGTGCGTTTTATTAAAATCTAAAAATTGAGCTTGAAGAAGTTCTTCTTGTTCTTTCCTCATTCGTTCTTCGTCTTCTAATCTTTGTTGTAACCAAGCCTCATACTCTTCCTTTTTCTCATTCCATTGTTCAATGGATTTTTTAAAACTACAAATTCCTTCTATATCTAATGAAGTAATTTTTAAATTTTGGTGAGGACCAACAAACTCAATTTCCCCTTCACCACCTTCTTCATCACCCGACCATTGAACTGCATGAATTGATTTACCATCAATTTCGGGAATCCAAGACATGTCTATATCACTATAAGATAATCCATCTACATAAACTGTCTTATCGACGGGGATGATACTTAATTTCATAATTTATTCTCCTGGTAATGCATTAGTGTTTGTTAGAGATGTAATATTTACTGGCAATATGCCATTTTGTTGAATCATATCAATATATAGTTGTCTATTTTCATTATTAGATTTTACCACTTCATTTCTAAATGATTCTACTGCCGAACTAGTTTGTCTTTGTTGTTGCGAATTTTCAATTGTTAACATAGGCATCCAAGTTACAGCACATGACCAATGATCGACATCTTCTCCAGTATTTGGGTTCATTCCTCTCACATGCATATACCAAGAACACTTGTGTTCTATACAATTTTTTCTAATAAGAGGGCAAAAATTGCCAGATTCGTTTTTTTTCATATAAACAAAATGATTTTTGATTATTATATCAGAAATTAAGAAAAAGAACAAATAATAACATCTATATACTGAACTCTAAGATCTATAGTTGTTGAAAATTGTGCTGTACCTGACCAAGGGTGAGCATGAGCTCCGCCGCCACCTGTGGCTCCAGTTGCAGGAAAAGTTCTAGTCCAACCAGCTCCAGATTGAACATCACCACCTCCTGGACTCAATCCAATAAAGCCTCCATTTGGGTGAGTATGTGAGGGCATTTCAGTGTTTGTTATTGTGAAGTTGCCGACAGATCCAGTCATAGGCACATTAGCTTGACTTACTGGTCTAACTGCATTAGGAAATACCGTAGTAAAGGACGAAGTTCCTCCAGTTCCTCCACCAGTTCCGCTTACAACTCGCAATGCTTTATCATTTTGTGTTGTTACCTGGGCCCATCCAGTTGGTGCTGATGCTTGGTAAAAAATAGATACTGAACTTTGTGGAACAATACCGTACCTAGAGTTTAACTGCGTACTATCACTAAATGTAATACCAGCTGCTGTTAATATCGCCATCTTATAGGATCTAAATTACTAAAGTATTTATTTATCCGTTAAAAGTACATACAATAACATCAATGTATTGAACCGCTATAGAAACTGGTTGACTAACAGGTCCAGATACACTAACAGGGTGAGAGTGGGAACCATTGGAACCAATATTATTGACTCCAGGGCTAACTCTGGTCCAACCTGGGTTTCTCGCAACATCACCACCATTCCATCCAGTAAATTGACCAGCAGGATTAAATAATGCTGGTACTGCATTTAAAGTTAAACTATTACTTGGGTGAGAGTGGCTGGGAATTTGAGCTTCAACTAATTGTGTTCCACCTGTAGCGACTGTGGATGTTAATTGCCCAGCAACATTAAAACTACTCATAGTAGTAGTAAAGGAGTTTGATCCTCCAGAACCTCCACCGGAACCAGATACTACTCTGAGAGCTTTATCATTATGTGTTGTAGATCTAGTCCAACCTGTTGGAGCATTCGCTTGATAGTAAACCCAAGCAGTACTAGTAGGAAAAATTCCTGTTCTTGAATTTAGTTGCGTTGTGTCACTAAATGTAATACCAGTTGCTGTTAGTACTGCCATGGATTATACCAAAAATATTATCTACTTTTAGAATATTTATAAGTCAATATATTAATCTTTTGGTTTGGGTTTATTACATTCATTGCACCAATAAGAAAAACCACTCTTAAAGTATTTTACTCTTTGATAAAAGTCTGAAGTTAATGGTTTTTCTTCACCACACTTATCACATCTCCTTAGCATATTGTTTTTTAGCTCGTTTGAGTTCTTTGAGTTCTGCTTTAATTTCCTTATAGGCAGTATTAGCGTCAATTTTTCCTCCCATTTCAAGGGCAATGATAATATCAACTCTTGTGCCAAAGTGAGCAATTGCCTTTTCAAATTGGTCAAATTCATACATCGTAATTTATTCCACAGTGTTCAGCAATAATATCTATACGAGAATCTAGAGAGTTCTCCATGCGATATAATTCGTTAGTAGTGCTTATATTTTCTTCTTCAAGAACTCTAACTCTTTGTTCCAGATCCACCAGTCTAGAATAAAGTTCATCAATTAAAACAGGATCATCAAGTCCCCACTTTTTTTGAAACCAATTTGTAGCAATCATAATAAACCTTCAGTTAATCCAACAATCATTTTTAAGAGTCCACCTAACAACTTCTGATATGCGTTCCTTTACAGATTTTTTAGGTTTCCATCCAAGTTGTTTCATTTTACCACTGTCCAAGGCATAACGCAAGTCATGTCCAGGTCGTAAAGAATGAAAATCTACAAGTTCATACTTCAATTTTTTTCCTTGAGATTCGGCAATGATTTCAGCCAATTCCAAATTATTAAGTTCTTCTGAACCAACAATATTAAACTTAGGGCATTTAGCATTACCCCAACTGGGATCAAACTTGCCTTCGTAATTTAGAAGAAACAGAACAGAGGACGCAACATCTTCAGCGTGCATATAGTGTCTCGATCCTGGAATAGTTTTGGTTGAATCACTATGAATTGTGACAGTTTCACCATCCCTAATCTTCTTAATGCACATAGGAATGTACTTTTCTGGATGTTGTCTTTCACCAAACACATTCATTGTGTGCGTGATGTAAACAGGCAACCCATAAGTATTCTCATATGCTACAGCAAGTTCTTCACCACCTGCCTTTGATGCACTGTAAGGATTGGTAGAATTGTATCTATCATTCTCTTTGTATTTGATACCTTCAGGAGCAGGACCAAATACTTCATCAGTGCTGAAATAAATGAATCTTTTCAGGTTTTCTTGTGTTCTAGCAAACTCAAGAATATTACAAGTCCCTACAACATTATCCATCACAAATTCCATAGGATACTCAATGCTTCTGTCAACATGAGAACCAGCAGCAAGGTGTAGAATATAATCTACAGGGCCAATTTGATTGCGAATTAAAGAATTAAGTTCGGCCCTTAAATCGTGATAAACAATCTTTACACGTTTACGAACATCAGGATCAAACGAAATCAAAAGATCATGAAGACGATTTAGATTACCACTGTAATCAAGACGATCGAGAGAAATAATATCCCAATCTGTATGAATAAGAAGATATCCTATAAGGTGGTGTGCAATAAATCCAGCTCCGCCAGTGATGAGAACTCTTTTATTCATAACACACCAACTTCCTTGAGATATCTTCGGTATGCCATAAATCTACGAAGTGAAGGTTGTCCTGGAATAGGCCCCAAACTTTCACAGATTTCACAATAACATAACCAATCATACCATGGAGTTGTTGGATCCAGTGCTGGATGCGGACTTGTTTGCGTGTAGTTCTTTAAGGAGTTTAACCAATTCTGGAGTTTCATTCCATTCCCATACCTGAGTGTGTGTTGGATCTTTCTTTTCGATCGTATAAGTTCTTTTTGCCATAATTAAATCCACTTACCAATCGTTAGTATATCACTTTTTTAAATTTTTATCAAGTCTTAGGTTTGACTTTAATTACATCCCATATTCTCTGAAACTCTGGAAATGTTTCAATAACACTTTCATTTCTCATTTTATCAAATCTTCGCATTGAATCTAGAAACTGGGGTATTAATTTTTGTTCTTGATACAAATCAATATATTTTATTAAACTCTCATAAAAAATTATAGACCTCTTAGCTTTATTGGGAATCAAAAAATCACGTATGTGAATTCTTATATTTTCTTTTGCAGCTTCTTTTGTTTTTTTATCTAAAATCCAAACCGATTGTTCTCTAGGAGTTTGTAAAAAATTTAAGAAAAAGAAATCAATATCTTTCATCAATCCACTATTGTATAGATATTGATGCAAATTAACGACATCAAAAATATTTAATGCTTGGACTGTACAATCAAAATGTAGTTCATGAGTACGTTCTTTATGTTTAAATCTATCTCTAAATTGTTCTGCATGAGATACAAACCTATCCCACTTAAATCCTTTTCTGATCAATTCTCCCCTTTCACCTACACCATCAACACTAATATGAATCTGAACGTCTCTACTAAACTGATCCCACAGATCAAATATATGTCTACCTTTATACACAAGATTACTAAAATTACTATTATACGCTATTGTAACCTTATTATTTCTACCCAGTTCAATTATTTTATCAAGTATTTTCCAGTGTTCATCTATAATTAAAGACTCTCCTCCAGAGAAATATAAATGATTTACCATTCCAAGATAAGGTTCTACTTCTTCAAAAGTTTTTTCAGAGGCATTCCATCTTCCAGAAATTTTACCAAACTGTTCCAACTCAAAACTAGAACTTGATGTCCAATGACACATTCTACATTTGAAATTACACTTACTACTTAATTTTAAATCCCACCAAACAAACCCAGGTTCATTAACTGTAAAATCATCGTTTGTCTCATAGACAAATTTTTTATAGTATGGAAATAAATCCCCATTAAAGTCTTGTCTTAGAGAACTTTTTCCTGCGGCTTGATTGTTATAACACACTTCACAACTTTTATTTGGTATTCCATTTATCATATTCTCACGAAGTTTTTTTATGGGCTCATCATTCCAAATTTCCCATAAAGATTTTTTTTTAATATCACCATAAGTATATTCAGAAACACAACATGGTTTTACTTCACCATCTTGTCTAACGTCTAAACACATCCAAGGTGCAACACAAAATACTTCCCCGTCAAGATTAATTTTATTTTTATCAATCATTACGTAAAATTGCCTCCAATTCAGGACAAACTTCTAAAGTATTTTCATTCCTCATAATATCTAGTGTAGAAATATATGACTTGAACGTAGGAATAAGATGGTCATTTTTATCTGTAGACAAAAGCTTGAGGATAGACATGTACTGTTTGATTGACTTTTCTGCTTTTGCAGGAGCGAGATAATTTTGAATATGATATTTAATCTTTTCCCCTAAAGACTTTCTCAACTCAGAATCAAGAATAGAAACAGAAAGATATTCTGGAGTATGCAATAAACACAAATTGAAGTCATCCCAATTATGAATTATACCCCGCAGATAAAGTTCTTTATGAGCTTCCATAGCATGGAAACAATTTAAAGCTTGAATAACAAAATTAATAGAAACACTTTTGCGGGGGAACTTACTTCTAAACATTTTAAAATTATCTAAAAACTTTTGCCAATCAAATCCCTTTCTAATTAGTTCTCCTCTTTTTCCAGCGCCATCAAAACTTATTGATAAATGTAGATTTGGAAATTTTTGCCACAAATCTAAGACATTCTGATCTTTATATTTTAAAGTACTAAAATTAGTATTGTATGATATTCTTACATCTTTATTCCTACCCTTTTCAATTAACTTATTCATAATTTCATAGTGGTGGTCAGCAATTAAAGGTTCTCCACCAGCGAAATATATTTCTTCAACAATATCATATAACGGTTCAATATCTTGACGAACCATATCAATATCAATCTTAGGATACTCTCCTTCAATATTAAATTGTTTTCTCATTTCCTGTTCCCAGGAACTACTATATCCAGGACCACACATTCTGCATTTAAAATTACAGATATTAGTTAATCTAAAATCCCAATAGACGAGATTGAATCTTTCAAAAGTTCCATCTTCTTTAGTTTCTTTAACATACTTGTAACTGTTAGAGTAAAGATTATTAAAAATTTGTCTGGGAGAACCATGACCTATTTCTTCTTCCTTATAACAGGTGGTACAATAATTAGATTTTTTTCCTGCCATCATATTTCTACGAAGCTCTCTCATGTTTTCATTATTCCAAATCTCTTTAAGAGATTCATCCATCAGAGAACCCATCCTAAAATCTCTTGGAGTACCATTACATTCAGAAGCAATGACTTCTAAAGTTGATTCATTAATGCCATTATCACAAACATCTTTCTCTACATCACATAAAGGCATTAAACAACATGGATAAACATCACCATTGGGCCCAATATTCATATGTACCCAAGGGGCCATACAAAAAGTCTTATTAACTTCTTTCTTTTCTTGACTTGATTCCATACCAAACCTCGTTATCTAACCAATAATCACTAACATATTTAACATATTTTTTATTGGGATCTTCAGTAATAAATTTAAAGATGTCAGGATTATTATAGTCTATTGGAAAATCTAAGAGTTCACTCACCCACTTCAAATAATATTGTCTATGTAAAAAGAATGCCTCATTATCTAGAAAGTGAACTTTGAATCCGTTACCAATAATATTATTTTGGTAATAATGCATTGCAATTGGTAAAGTTACTTCCCCACGAACTCTCTTTTGTTGTTCCGAATTAATGTTTTGATCTCTCACTATGATGCAGATTTGAACATCAATCCCAAGGGACTGAGCCTTCTCCGCAAATTCTTGGATCTTTGGAATATATCTTACTCCATCATAATAGAATGGGCAACTTACATTTGCCAACCAGTAATCATATCCTTCAAAATCTTTCTCGGATAACTCTTCTGGATTTACCCAATACTTAGCAAAGTATTCTTCATCACTAGGAACCCAATACTTTTCTAGAAGACTTTTCCACCCACCAACTTTGGAATGAGTACTAAACACTCTACTGAAAAAATGGTTCCCAGAACCTTGTGGGCCAGTAATGATGACTAGTTTTTTCATAATGACTTAAGAGGTACTCCAGTTTTGTTGCAGTTGTCCAGAAAGTATTCTTCTACATGATGTACATACTTATCATTTGGATCATTGGATAATATCTCATCAACTCTAGGGTCATCCCAAGCAATGGGAATAGCAACATTCAAACTCTTTAAATAGTCCTGTTTATAGAGATATAATAACTCATAACTTAAGAAGATGGGATTAACAAATTCTGGAAGTTGTTTCATAAACAATGGAAGAGTACTCTCTTTCCTGAGACGATTCTGTTGGTGTCTAAGAATGTTTTGATCTCTACCAATTACCAATACTTGTGTCTTAATACCAAGTTTTTCTACCTCATTAACAAATGACATAATGTTTGGTTCCCACTTCTTCTCTTGAATACCAAGGGGAACACTGATACTTGTAAAGAAATACTCATGAGTAGACCAATCAAAGTCTTTAAGTTTTGATAGATCTTTCCAATACTCACAAAATGGTTCAGCAAATCTATGGGCTTCCCAATAGTTATCGAGAAGAGTCTTCCATCCAAACACTTCTGGATGAAGTGAAAGTATCTTAGACCAAAGATGATTACCAGACCCCTGAGGCCCAGTAAGAATTACCATTTTTTTCATTTAAAAAATAACAAATAGATCAATCCTGGAATGATAATAAGAAACTGAGGAAGGAAATTCATTACAATTGAAGGTTCTTTCCACTTGATTCCTACATAAGTCCAACCAGATGCAGCAATTAATTGTAGAATACTATTCCAAGGGGTTAGCCCCAGTACATGAAACACCATCGCAATTAGTATCAGACTGGCACTAACCCATTTAACTATACGAGTTTTATCTTTACGTCGTCTTCTTTCAATTGTACTCATAATATAAAAGGTTTATATCAGACTGCGATAGCAGTATTCTTGTTGCTGATCTCAAGAAGATCATAACGCATTTGTTCTACCATTGCAAGAATACGCTCTTGAACATCTGCAGCACCCTCTACGAGTTTCTCAAGTTTCCAACCACCAATGTTGGCATGGAAACCCTCGTCCTTAGCAATAGCAGCATAACGTGAAGAGATGAACTCATCTTCTACACACTCAGCCATTTCGTTCCATACCGCCTCTGCACGACCCTCAGCGACGAGTTGGTATGCAGCAAGGGCAGCAGGGTCAGATGATGCACCATACTTGTCTAGGAGGGTGGCACCCTTAGCCTGAGGCGCAGCGGCTTCTGCAGCAAATGCAGCATCAATATCTACCTTTTCGCCAGAGATGTGCTCAATGACTTCCTTAACCATACGGAAGTGTTTTGCCTCATCCTGTGCTTGTTTGGTGAGTAGTTCTAGTTCAGTAACGTCCATAGAAGCAGGAGCAGATGCAACTTCAGCAGCAATCGCCTTCATGTTCATGGCTTCATTTACCATGCGACCACGGAAGTGTTCTACCATATGTTCTTTACTTGGATTGGAAGCAAAGAAACGACGAACATTTGAACGAGATTGTTCAAAAAGTTCAGAGTTGTCTTTTTTAATTTTATTTACGAATTCTTTTCCTGTTAACATTTTAGAAATAATCAATAAACGTTGCTATTATTTATGTTCACTCACGTTGAATCCTAAAGGCTTTTATATGGAATTTTTTAATGTAGTCCATTCTATAAACCCAGATTCTATACATCTCACGTATTAACTCTTCATTACATTTGCCTAAATTCATTTCCGAATATAAGAATTTAATATTTTCAATCGTATCATCTTCAGTTAAAAACCAATTACAATCCCACTGATGGGTAACCTTGTTTTTTATTGACTCATTACTCTTTGTATAAAGATATTCGATTCTATTTCTACTATCAATATTTTC